TGCTAACCCCCATTGGAACCGTCAGCTTTTGCGCGTCGGAATAAGCATCTGTAAAGAATTTGTTTTCAGCAATAGATTTTATATCTCTTTCGGCTTGACGAATAGCATTAGCCCTAGCTAAGGCACCACGCGTGTCTTGCAGGATTCCGTCATATTCATTAGCAAGAGACTTGAGCTTACCTATCGACATATTGGGAATATCTCCAATTTTAAGATTCTTAAAAAAATCTTCTTTAACTGGAAATTCCTTGCCATAAAGATCGGGTTTTAACTTAAACTCATTATAGGCTTTTTCGATTTGTCCAATTCTGTTTGTTACGGTTGTAACAAAAAAATCACGCTCTTCTTTGTTCTTCTGGTATTGCTGGATGCCACTACCGATTTGTTGGCCAAGGTTGGCAAACATATTCCCATATGCTTGACCACCAGCTTGGATGCTTTGTGCAGCAGATTCAGCCCCCCGTGTGATGGGGGAGTAGTCAATGCGACCTAGGGCGGGATTTACGGAGCTTCCAATCATTGTGTTTAAGAAAGTTTAGGTGAACAAGGAGGCAAGATTATACGGGCATCAAGCTAGCGATACGAGAATCCATCCAGCGACGGACGCGGGCCTTCCAATCAGGCCGTTTCTTGAGCCAAGCAGCAATCTTCCCGCCGTTCTCGGCGTAACGCACTAGGCGGCGGTCGCTGCCCTTGGTGAGAATCCATTCGCGGAACATACGCCATTCCGGTGCGTCCTCGCCGTAAACTTCACGAGCCACAACACAGAACAAGTTACCAATACCTTGGAAAATGCCAGCGGTTTTTGTAGCAGAAGCAGTCGCTTTAGCAGCCGCCAATTGGGCAGCAGCAGACTGTTGAGCAATGTCCCTGTTTGCCATGTTAGCCTGATTGGCCAACGCCAAGTTAACACCCGTGTCTGGATTGTAGGTTGTTGGGGTGTTGAATGTCTTAGCCAAGTCCAGAGCATACCCTTGCTGTTGAGCAGCGGTTTGACCGGCATTGCTCTGTTGACCTAGAAGCATAGCCGTTGGGTCATACGCCGCGCCACGATAGCCTTGAGCCAAGTTGAGGGCATAAGCCCTGTTGGCTTCAGCGGTGGCCGAGTCAGCCTGTCCAATTAGACCAAGGTTGGAGATGTTCTGCTGTTGCTGATTGGCGGCAAACAAACGGTTCTGAGCGTTAAAGTCCATACCCGCAGCTTGATTGGCAAGGGAGAACTGATTGGCCGCGCCCTGATTGGCCATAGCATACTGGGCTTGTAGCTGAGCATTTGTAAGCTGGCTTTGATTGCCAGCCTCAGCTCGGAACATACCTGCTTGATTGAGCGCAGCTTGGTTGGCAAGATTGGCTTGGTTCTGGGCTCCAGCCCCGAATTGACCTGCCTGATTAAACGCCGCTTGATTGGCAAGGGATACTTGATTTTGAGCCCCAGCACCAAATTGATTGGCTCCAGTGATGTTCTGAGCGTTCTGTAATTGAGCCTGATTGAAGGCAGATGCGCCAAATTGCCCAGCCTGCGAGCCAAGTAGCGCATTTTGCAAAGCAGCTTGGTTTAGTGCGCCAGCTCCAAACTGATTGGCTTGGGAGATGTTCTGAGCATTTTGTATAGCTGCTTGGTTGGCGGATGATGCCCCGAATTGGTTAGCCAGAGAAATGTTCTGAGCATTCTGTAAAGCAGCTTGATTGGCCGAGGATGCACCAAACTGGTTGGCCTGAGAAATGTTCTGAGCATTCTGCAATGCAGCTTGATTAAATGAAGATGCGCCAAATTGCCCAGCTTGAGAGCCAAGCAAAGCGTTTTGCAACTGAGCCTGATTAAACGCACTAGCTCCAAACTGGTTGGCCTGAGAAATGTTCTGAGCATTCTGCAATGCAGCTTGGTTGGCTGAAGATGCACCAAACTGGCCAGCTTGAGAGCCAAGCAAAGCGTTTTGAATTGCAGCCTGATTAAAGGCACCGGCTCCAAATTGGTTAGCTTGAGAGAGATTCTGAGCGTTTTGTATGGCTGCTTGATTAGCGGAAGCTGCTCTAAACTGATTTGCTTGAGAAATGTTTTGAGCGTTTTGAATTGCAGCTTGGTTAAATGCACTAGCTCCAAACTGACCAGCCTGAGAAGCTAACTGAGCATTCTGTAACGCAGCCTGATTTGCAGCAGTAGCCGCAAACTGACCAGATTGATTGGCTGCATTAGCACCAAACTGAGCAGCCTCAGCACCCAAACCAGCGGTAAATTGACCAGCTTGGTTAACGGCTTGAAGGTTGGCCAAAGACAAGTTTTGACCTGTCTGTTGGTTGGCAAGAGCAGCCTGAAGCGCGGCCTGTTGGTTGGCTTGCTGCAATCCAATTTCCTGACCATAGAGACCTGTGCCAAATTGACGATTGGCGGAAAGGTCTTGGGTATAAGCCTGATTGAGAGCAGCAGCTTGAGCTAAGTCTTCAGCCTGACGTTGACGCATTGCTCCAGATCGTGCAGCAGCCTCAGCAGCAATGGCTGGATTGCTCATCTCAATACCACGAGCAGCATAGGCTTCGCGGGTGCCTTGCTGAATGTTTCTCAGTTCTTCAGGGGAAAGCTGACCTGTGCTAACGGCAAATTCTGCCGCACGGCTACCAAGGAGCTGAGCGGCTTGGCTTGGACCAGCCTGTAAAGCCTGAGCATAAAGTGACTGACCAAGTTGACCACGGGCCAAACGCTCAGCCTCCGCCTGCATACCAGCACCAGCTTGAGCAGCTTGATAGCCTTGTGGGGTATAACCTTGAGATTGATAGCCTTGCGATTGAGCCTGTGCAGCGTCATAGCCGCGTGATTGAGCTAAAGCAGCGTCGTAACCCTGTGATTGAGCTAGAGCAGCGTCATAGCCTCGTGATTGGGCCTGTGCAGCGTCATAACCTTGCGATTGAGCTAGAGCGGCATTGTAGCCTTGCGACTGTGCTTGTTGAGCGTTATAGCCCTGAGATTGAGCTAGAGCGGCGTTGTAGCCTTGGGATTGAGCTAATGCGGCATTGTAGCCTTGGGATTGGGATAGAGCAGCGTTGTATCCTTGAGCCGAGGCTTGTTGGGCATTGTAGCCCTGAGACTGCGCTAGGGCCGCGTTATAACCTTGTGCAGAAGCCTGTGTGGGATTGTAACCCTGAGCCCCAACTTGTGCGGCGTTGTATCCACCTAGATCTACTTGCGGAGCACTACCTAACAAAGAGGCTTGGGCTGGATTGAACTGAAGATCACCAAACTGTTGAGCGTTAAAAGCCGCCGTCCGCATTGGAGCGTAGGCATCAGGAACTCGACTCAAACCTTCAGCGCGTTGTAAGCTCGCTTGAATCTCTGGGTTTAGTTGATTGTAGGTGGCCGCAAGTTGAGGAGCCAAAGCAGCAACATCCGCCGCTCCCGCTGTTCGTAGGGCGGTATTTGCCGCCGTCTCTATGCCACTCGTAACACCAGCAGCTTGTTTTAGAAGATCGAGGCTACCACCTTGGGTAGTTGTAAACTGAGGTGTAAGCCCTTCGGCTTCAGCAGCAGCCTTAGCATATTGCTCAAGACCTCCATACATTCTGGAATAGTCATCCTTAGCATTGTTGAAATTATTGAGGATGTCGGGCCGAGCAGCAAGAAACGCCTGAACATTAAATTGTGGTGCGCCTGACTGAAATTGGCTAAGGTCTCTAAGTCCCTGAGCACCCAATTGAGGACGGGCCGCAGCTTCCGCCCCAAGGAGGGCTGTAAGCGTCTGTGGGTTGGCTATGCCCGCAAGATAGTCACGAGTGGCTTGGCCGGGATCAAATCCAAACGGGTTGGACGCAGGAGCGTTAACCGCCGGTCCTTGCCCCATGTCGGGTATATACTCGCCTGTCTGTGGGTCGTAGGGCATAAAATTAGATAGAAGAAACTGCGTAAACGCTTGCTGTGGTAGAGCCGTAGGAATAGAGCGAAACAACCATTGCTTGCCCAGATGTTAGGGAAGCGGGGAATGTGCCACCAGCAGAGGTCCAAGCCGGCCAAGTAGTGTTAATACTTCCACCTGTATTGTTCTTTAGGGCCACAATGTTTATTTGCCCACTAGCAATACTAGAAAGCGCAAACGTGCTATTACCGCCCAGTTCAATTTTGGCATTGCTTGCAGCCGCAAGATTTAGGGTGATAGTTCCACTCGTAGGATAGCCAAAATCGGGGATCAAAGAAAGCAACGTAATTTCGGCAACGCTGGCAGTGACATTACCCGTAATTGGGCCTGTAAAATTACCCGCAATGGCTCCAGCTCCCGTAATAGTTGGGGCGGTTAGGGTTTTGTTTGTTAATGTCTGGCTGGCCGTTAATTGAACAATGTCAGAATTGGTAATGCTCGCAATTTTAGTAGCCGTAGCAGCATTGCCGGTGGTGCTTCCGCTGCTTCCTGTTACGGAGCCGGTAATTGGATTGGTGACAGTGAGACTACCAAGTGTGCCCACACTCGTAAGACTTGAAGCGGTTACACCCGAAGCCAGCGTTGCGCCACTTAATGTGCCTGCTGCTGCTGTAACGGTAATGTCTGCCGTTCCATTAAAGCTCACCCCGTTAATGGTGCGAGCCGTCTGCAACGCCGTTGTCGTCGCCGCGTTGCCCGTTACACTGCCAGAAATTGGAGCAGAAACCGTAAGCCCTGAAAGCGTGCCAACACTCGTTAAACTTGAGGCGGTTACGCCTGAAGCCAAGGTTGCACCGCTTAATGTGCCAGCCGGGGCAATGACAGCCGCAGTGGTGATAGAAGTTGTTAAACCCTTGGCGTTAATCGTAATTACTGGAATCGCGGTGGAGCTACCTGTTGTTCCAGCAGAAGCAACAGTTGCTAAGGTTCCTGCCGCCGTTACGTTACCCGTGCCATCGAAGCTAGGAGATGTGTAAGCAAGATCACCAGTAATTGAGATGGTTCGCGCTGTTGCAAAAGCTGTTGCTGTTGAAGCGTTACCTGTAACATTACCTGTTACAGCTCCCGTAAGGGGACCAGAGAATGCTGTGGCAGACACCGTGCCACCGCTTGTCCAGCTAGGGCCACCCGTGCTTATTTTGGCTGGGGTGATGCCGCCGTCCTTAACAATGATGGCTCCACTTGAAAGCTGAGTGGTAGTGCCGTCAACCGCACCAGATACAAACGTAGCTGCATCTACCAAGTTATTGAGGTTGGTTGCACTAACTTGCGTGTCGGCAACAATCGTTGCTCCTTTGGATAGAATTGCCATGTTATGAGGCTTGTGTTAATGCTCTGAATGTAGGTGATGCTGTGAGTTTTACTAAACGCAACTTTGGTCGTCCAGCAGTCGGAGTATATCGAAGTTGCATTCCGTAAGCCCGAATGTTTCCAATTCTACCACGCAAGGATGAGTCTTCACCTACTGGAAGCACTTCACCAAGAATGCCTGATACGGTGCCGAGTTCAAAGTCGCTATCTAAATTCTCAGACACACCTTCAATTAGAGCGTCAGAGTCGTTTGTTTCACTAGATTCCGTATGGATTTCAAAACTGTTAAACCTCTTACGCTCTGGGCTTTGGAACGTAAACTCACGAGTTAACGCTTCGGATTCAACATGGAAGAACTTGGAGGGAAGGCCGGGGAAGGTGTAGATGTTATCAACGTCATCAACGCGAGACTCCACCTCATTAATGCCGCCAAATCGGTTGATGGCAAAAAGCCTGTTAACTCCACCAGCACTAGAAGTAATGAAGTTGGCTACGTCCCAGCCCTCCTGTTCAATTAAATCAATGCTTTCCCAGCCTTGGTTGAGTAAGTTGTAAACCAATATGGCATTGTTGTAGATGGAGGCGTTTAACGGAACGGCAATGTAATAGCGATTGTTGTGGTAGATAGCTACCGACTTATCAGCATACGCCTTGTTAATTTGGCGAATGATTGGATCAATTGGGTCAGACAACGGGAGTCCTGCTCCGCGAAGATTATAGAGGTCGCCGAAGGCTGTTGCGTAAACACCGTTGTCTGAAAGGAAGAAGATTTGATTGGCAATGGTTACAACGGAACGACGGGCCACAAGCCCAGCTTCGCGGGTAATTTCTTTAAGCGTGATGTCCGTTAGGCTACCTGATAGCCCGCTAAGAAGATGAATGCTATTGCGATTGAGCACCACAGCATTGTCGTCAGTGAACGGGTGGACATACTGGAGGTAGTCTGCAATGCCAGCCGTAACCTTGAATTGATTTTGGATGTGGTCATATGTGTCTGAATCAAAAATGTCTGAGAATATCAACTCATCTCTGACGTTGCGGCTAGTAATTACTTCACTGCCAGATGTTCCCGTAGAGGTGTAGTAGTAGGGAGCAATGATACGGCGTTGGTGATAGACTCCCCACGGGGGCGCGGGCATATGAACAAATCCAATCCCCTGTGACTGAGCCACCGAATAAATAACCTTGTGGGCTCCATGATCTGCAACTTGAGCAAAGAATGTAAAGCTATTAGCGGTGGGAACTGACGCAATGGTGTAACCCACCCCGTTTTCTACCAAAGCAGTTGTGCCATTATCAATGACAAAAATCTTGCGACCAACAGAAAGACCGTGAGCTGTTTCGCTTACCGTAGCCACACCATCCGCAATGGATGTGTTGTTGTTGGCTTCGTAATACGTCGTGTTAGCGTAGGAGCCGTTGGCCACTTTAGCAAAGGCGGGACTACTTACAAGGCTACCATTCCAAGAGAGTGCCGTAAGCCCATCTCGGAAAATGAACACCTTGTTGAACGCTTGAATCATCTCAACATCGTCCGTTATGGTGATACCGGATGGATAGGCAATGTCGGTTGTAGTTGCTGTCGCGCAATTAACAGCAATAGCTTTAGAATTGAGGGCAAGAACAAAGTATTCATCGTTGTCATCTGAAGGATCAGAAAACAAACAAGAGCCGTAGGCGTTGTTAATGTTACTGCTTAGAAGAGGAGCCCCAGCAAAGTTACTGCCTCCAATTGTATAGGTTTCGCTACCCGTAGCACCCGTGATGGTGAACGTAAATGTTGTTGAGCTAGTTACAGTTACAGTGCGATTGCCATTGGGGTTAACTGTTCCAGTAAGCCCAGAGATACCCACTTGCGTGCCTGTAATAAAACCGTGAGCAGCAGAGGTTGTAATGCTAACCGTTATTGTGCTACGAGTCGCACTGGTAATGGTGCGGTTGGTCCAAACGTAGAACGGGACAATTAACGCTTCACCACTATTGCCAAGTTGAGGCCCAAAAGCATTAGACCCTTTTCGCGGTTGCCAAGCCCCATCAATGTCCATGCGTCCGTTAATGGACACAGCCAGCTCGCCAGTCTTTAGTTGATCGGGGCGCAATCGGGCATTGATTCGTGAAAACCCAACGTCCACCTCATCATTGAACTGATTGTCTTTTTCGCCAAAAGTATTGTAACGAGCCATTGTTCCATCATACCCTACCGCTCAGGTTGTTTTCTTTTGGCAGAAACATGATTAACGGTAGGCCGCAGCCTTACGCGCAATGGACTTAGGGTGCTTTACAAACTGCTTACCAGCCTTCATTCCCTTACGTTTGGCCGCATTGGTGGCCGCAATTTCAGCTCGGCTCAACCCCTTAAAAGCGGCTGACGGTAGGTAGCGTTCTCCAGTTTTCAGACTGGGCTTGCCTGAAGACGTGCGCCATTTCTGGCTGGTCCAATTAACTAGGCTACGCTGTTGGGGCTTCATTTGGCCGTCTTGTAGCCGCCACC